CATTTGTTTTACCTGTAATACATTGAAAGGATCAAACGATATTGGTTTTAGGCTTAAACAAGATCAAAAACAACAATTTGGACAAAAAGGAGAACAAGATATTTTCACTATGTTTGATGATGATTGTACTGAATCGTGTGAACCTGAAATTTTAAAGCAAATAGATATATTTAATATGGAGTCCTTATGAATGAGACATTAAAGAATCAAGTTATTACTAAGATGATGGAACAAGGCATGAGATTTGCAGCCATGGATTATGATGAAAAATGGTACGGATTTCAAAATAGACCAGATTGGGTTGATGGTACCTGGGACGTAAAAGATGGTGATTTTGTGAAATTGAAAGTCCCATTTCATGACCGTATTGATAATCGTGAATCATTAATTTGTCTTGGAGCATGATTGTTTGATATAGTTTTTGGTGGATTGCTTTTCTGTTCTTTTTTTGTGGGGGCTTCGATGATTACTTATTTTTTCTTTTATCGGCCTCCACAGCATGATTATTGGTGTCATACTGATAATGTTGAACCGGAAAAAAGTCATGGCAATTCAGAACCACATATATAGGAATAAAATGTTTACCGATCCAGAATTTATGCTTGCATTAGGTTTTGCTATAGGTATTGTAGCGGGTATAAACATTGCAAGATTTTGTTGGCCAGATGAAGGAACCTTTAGAGGAGATTTGGTCAAACGTGAAAGAGAATTGAGAAAAAAGGAAAGAGAATTTGAACAAAAAAACTCTTGACTTTTTTTAAATTTGTGTTATTCTATAGTCTGTAACAATTAATTCTTTCCGAAAAGGTACAAATGAATCAAATGCAGACTAGCAAGTCGGTTCTTGCTAAATTACTATCTTCTGAAAATCTTACCATTGAACATGGTAATTATAATACAGCAGCATTTGACGTAAAAAATCGTGTATTATATTTACCTGTTTTCAAGTATATGAACGGTGATGTATATGACCTCATGGTATTGCATGAAGTTGGACATGCATTATTTACACCAGAAAATGGATTTCATTCGTCTTCTCATGATATGGGTCCTGGTTTTAAATCTTATTTGAATGTGTGTGAAGATGCCCGTATTGAAAAAAAGATCAAACGCAAATATCCTGGTGGTGTTCGACCTATGACACAAGGATATCGTAAATTGATGCAAGAAGATTTTTTCGGAACGGCTTATGTCAATGTAAATAAATTAAATTTAATTGATAGAATTAATTTACATACAAAAGGAGGAGCATCTCAATTAATCGAATTTTCTGAAGTAGAAAAAGAATTTTTAACAAAAGTAGAACAGTCAGAAACTTTTGAAGAAGTTGAAGAAATTGCAAAAATTCTTTATGAATATTCAAAGCAAAATGAAAGTGAAACGGATTTTCATGATGAATCTATGTACAATGAAGAACTAGATGATTTGACCGAATCTTTATCTGATGATGATATAGAACAAAAAGAATCAATGAATGATTTTGGAAATAATTCAATAGATTCCGATGACACAATTGATTCAGGACACAAACGTACAGATGATGATGAAGATCAAGAAACTCAAGAACAATCTGAAGGAGGTTCAGGTGCAGGTGATCGTTTTAATAATAATCCATCATCTCATACTGATAATAAATGGCAAGAAAATTCTCAAAAACTAAATTTAGACAATACAAAACCATATTTGTATGTTAACATTCCAGTTGCAAATTTAGATAATATTGTCGTAGATTATAAACTTCTTTACAAAAAAATTGATGATTTTTATACCTCATTAAACGATAAACAAAATAGACCTTATTACTGGGATAGGTTTGACATTTCTCAAAATGCTAAAGAATATTTTTATCAAAAAGCAAAAAGAAGTGTTTCTGAATTTAGAAAAAAGAATAATAAGGTAGTTGACTATCTTGTTAAAGAATTTGAAATGCGAAAAAAAGCAGATGAATATAAAAGAACAAATGTGTCTAAAACAGGTTTGTTGGATATGGCGAATGTTCATGCTTACAAATATAGTGATAATCTTTTTAAAAGAGTTGCAAAAATTTCAAGTGGTAAAAATCATGGCCTGGTAATGTTTATTGACTGGTCGGGATCAATGTCAAATAATTTGGCTGGAACTATCGAACAATTATTAAATTTAATTATGTTCTGTAGAAAAGTAAATATTCCATTTCAAGTTTTTGCATTTAGTGATTTAGTTTTAAAAAAAGATATGATTGGTAATGAAGATCCTGACACTTCTTATGAATCACATTACGGTACCGTAGATGGTCTTTTTAGTGCGAAACCTAAAGATTATAATCAAAATTATCGTATGTCATTGTTAGAGTTATTTTCAAACAAAATGTCAACTTCTGAATTGAATAAAGCATTTGAATTTCTCATTATGGTGCGAGACAATTTAGCAGAAGCGTCTAGTTATTCTTATAGATACGGTATGGCTCCACCCATTCCATCATTTATGAGTTTATGTGGAACACCATTAAATCAAGCAATTATTGCCGCATTGGAAGTTGTACCTAAATTTAAAGTTGAAAACAGAGTGCAAGTTGTCAATACTGTGTTTTTAACAGATGGCGATTCTCATACAAGAGATTCTTACTTCAATGAAGATGGTAACCCTAGAGGATTTTCAACATATAATGAAAATATTTTCTTTGTAGATCCAGTGACTAAAAAATCTTACCGAGTTGACAATAGAAGAGAATATACAGATATTTTATACACCATATTAAAAGATAGATTAGGTGTAAATGTTATGGGATTTTATTTACTTTCTCAAAGAAGTTTTAAACATTTTGCTCTTGATATTGCAGTTACAGAAAAAATAGAAGGTGAAAAAATTATTAAAACATTTAGAGATAAAAAATGTTTTGTTGCCAAAAAATATAAAGGATATGATGAATTGTACTATATTAAAGATGGTAATGATTTAATAGTTGATAATGATGAATTTACGGTTAAAGAAGATGCCACAAAAAGTCAATTAACTACGGCATTCAAAAAATTTAACCGTGATAAAATTGGTAGTAGAATTGTTATGAAAAGTTTTGCCGAACAAATTGCATAGGAGTTTTTATGTTTAAAGTGAAAGACAGATCTAAACAATCTGTCGATCACCCCGACCATTATCAAGGCCAGGGTATTGAAGTGATAGATATAATTGATAGTTTTGAATTAGATTTTTATCGTGGAAATATTATAAAATATATATTGAGGGCAGATAAAAAGGAAAATGAAATAGAAGATCTGAAAAAAGCAAAATGGTACATTGATAAATTAATTCAGAAAATGGAAAATTAAATGTCAGATTATAAAGAATTTTATGAAAAACATTATAGAAAGGAAATTAGTAATAAAGAAAAAATGGTAAAAACTTTGGTCGATATTACAATTTCTAAAGAAATTCAAAATACAGGATGTTTTCAATTGGACTTATTTGATATTGAAAAAAATGAAATAGGTAATGATTTTTATGATATTTATACCAAATGGTCTAAATTGAGTAGAAAAATAGATGAATTAGGTTTAGATTCGAATTCATTTTTAAATTTTTTAAGTAAGAGATAAATGGAAGAAAGATTATTTCAAAGTGTAGACTTTATAAGCCATTCTGGACTACCATTGTCATGGAAAATAGAATGTGATGCAATACATGATGATGAATGGTCAACATTGGCAAAAATGATACGTGAGTATGAGAATAAAAATTGGAAAAAAGCGATTGGAATACCTAGAGGAGGAGTTAAATTAGGTGAAGAATTGGATAAATATAGTTCCAATAATCCTGATGATCCTATATTAATTTGTGATGATGTGTATACAACTGGTAAAAGTTTTGCCGATTTTGTATCAGAAAATTTTGATGAAAATGAAAAAATTTTCTGTTGGTGTGTTTTTGCCAGAAAACCTACCGAAAATGGAATTAAAGCATTATTTACAATGCCTGAAAAAAATCTTGACAAATTTTTATATTAGTGTATAATATAATTATTGAGTGGGAAAAACTTTCCCAATTTTGTTATGAACCCATACAATGGTGCGAAAATGAAAACCAACCAAATTAAACTAATCGAAGCATTGAACGCTAATGGATTTTCCGATCAGATTACACGTAAAGATTTAAAAATGGTCGGAGACCAAATGGGTCTTTCCACAACTTGGTTAGAAAAAAATGACTTATATAAAGTAAGTCGAGGTCTTTATCAAATTCCAAAAATGGATCAACAAATGTCAAAAACATCCACACAAGTTCAAATGACTACTGATAGAACTGAAAATGTTGTGCCAATTCGTCAAGATTTTGTATCATTTGTTCCACAAAGTGATAAGAATTTTGTAAGATTCGGTCATTATAAAGACGTAGAGATGATCGTTAAATCAGAAATTTTTTATCCAGTCTTTGTTACCGGACTTTCTGGTAATGGTAAGACATTCATGATTGAACAGGCTTGTGCAAAATTGAAACGTGAAATGTTTCGTGTAAACATTACTATTGAAACAGATGAAGATGATTTGTTAGGTCACTATACGTTAAAAAACGGTGAGACTGTATGGCAAGACGGACCAGTTATTCAAGCAATGGAACGTGGTGCCGTGTTATTACTTGACGAAGTTGATCTTGCTTCTAACAAGATTTTATGCCTGCAACCTGTTTTAGAAGGTAAAGGTGTATTCATCAAAAAAATTAATCGTTGGGTATATCCAAAAAACGGTTTCAATGTTATGGCCACTGCCAATACTAAAGGTAAAGGATCTGATGATGGACGTTTTATCGGAACAAATATTTTAAATGAGGCATTTCTAGAAAGATTTGCTATTACTTTGGAGCAAGAGTATCCAACTGTTGCTACTGAAAAAAGAATTCTTAAAAATGTATTGGAGGATTTAAATGCATCCAATGATGATTTTGTTGACCGCTTGGTCAATTGGGCAGATATTATTCGTAAAACATTTTTTGATGGTGGTATTGATGAGATAATTGCAACTCGCCGATTAGTTCATATTTGTAATGCTTTTGCAATTTTTGGTGATCGGATGAAAGCAATTCAGATGTGTGTCAATCGATTTGATGATGAAACCAAAACAGCATTTTTAGATCTTTATAGTAAAGTCGATGCTGATGTAAATTATAACCCTGATGGTTCTGTTGAAGGAGGTGAATCTACTGCAGATACCAATTCTGAAGAAACGGTTTCAGAATCACTCTGATTGACTGCATAAATAGAGGATAGTGTTCCATTGAATCTATCCTCTATTTTTTTATGCAATTTTTGGAGATATAATGCGTATAGAAGTAAAAGTCGAAGAACTTAGAAAAAAGAAAATTTTCGTAGCCACACCTATGTATGGTGGTCAATGTTCAGGAATGTTTGCTAAAGCCTGTATTGATCTTGCTACACTGTGTTCCAATTATGGGGTTGATTGTAGATTTTTTTTCATTTTTAATGAAAGTTTAATTACCCGTGCCAGAAATTATTTGGTAGATGAATTTTTAAGACATGATGAATACACTCATTTAATGTTTATTGATAGTGATATACATTTTGATCCTAAAGATGTTTTATCTCTTGCCGTTTTGTGTGATGATGATAAACCAATCGTAGGAGGTCCATATGGTAAAAAATGCATTGCGTGGGAAAAAGTTCGTCAGGCAGTGGATTGTGGCATAGGTGATGAAAATGTAGAAGAGTTATCAAAATTTACAGGAGATTTTGTGTTCAATCCTGTATTAGGCACAAGAGAATTGATGATCACCGAGCCTGTTGAAGTGTTAGAAATAGGAACTGGTTTTATGATGGTTCAGAGAAATGTTTTTGACACTTTTAGAAAAGAATATCCTAGATTTCATTACAAACCTGATCATAATAGATCTGAAAATTTTAAAGGTGATCGATATATTCATGCTTATTTTGATACTGTTATTGACAATGATAGTTATATGCCAGGAGGAGAATCAGGAAATTCTGATAGATATTTGTCAGAAGATTATATGTTTTGTCAACTTTCTAGAAGAATAGGGCATAAAATATATCTATGCCCATGGATGAAACTAGGGCATGTAGGAACTTATGTTTTTGATGGGACAATGGCTGAATTGGGCAGAATTGATACTGCAAATCCTCATGCTTTAGAAAACATGAAAGAAGCGCAGCAATTGAGAGAAAATCGTAGAATAAGAAAAGAAAATAAAATTGCTACTGATGAGATAGAGCAAATTCAGAAAAAAACCATGAATCGTGCAGAAAGAAGGAAAGCATTGAAAAATAAAAACAAATGATGTATAATTATATTTTTAACAACTAGTGGAGATTATGTTATGAAACTCAGTGAACAAACAATTTCTGTTTTGAAAAATTTTTCTCATATTAATAGCGGTCTTTATTTTCAAGAAGGGCAAAAGTTAAAAACTGTGGCGCCGTCTAAGGCTATTTTGGCAGAAGCAACTATTAGTGAAGACATTCCTGCAAATTTTGGAATTTATGATTTGAATAGATTGTTGGGAACTATTTCTTTATTTGAAAATCCTGAAATAGAATTTGCGGAAAAACAGTTAATTCTGAAAGAATCAAATAAAAAGAAGTCTTGTAAATATTCTTATTGCGATGCTTCATTAGTAGTTCGTCCTCCTGAAGGACGACAAGTTCAGCTTCCTACTGAAGAAGTTGATTTTATTTTGAGTGAAACTGTATATAATGAATCCGTTAAGGCTGCTTCTATTCTACAATACCCAGAAATTGCGGTGGTGGGTAATGGTAAAACTATGGAAATTGCTATACTTGATTCTAAGAATCAAATGTCAGACGAATTTTCACATGAGGTAGGAGAAACACCTTTTGCTTTTAAATTTATATTTAAGGTAGAAAATTTTAGTAAATTGATGTCTAAAGAATATAATGTTATTCTTTCTTCTAAAGGTCTTTCTCGTTTTGATAGTTCTGATGATACGTTATTATATTATATGGCACTTGAGCCTACATCTACATTTGAGGGTTGATAATGAAAAATCATGAATCATTTTTATGGGTTGAAAAATATAGACCGCAAAAAATTGATGATTGTATATTGCCGAACAGTATAAAAGAAATTTTTCATAAAATTGTTCAAGATGGACGTATACCAAACATGATACTTGCAGGTGGTCCGGGAATGGGTAAAACTACTGTTGCCAAATCACTTTGCAATGAGATAGGTTGTGATTGGTTAATGATTAATGGTTCAGAGGAATCTGGAATTGATGTTCTTAGATCTAAAATTCGTGGTTATGCATCAACTGTTAGTTTTGATGGAGGTCGTAAGGTTGTAATTTTAGATGAGGCCGATTATTTGAATCCTCAATCAACTCAACCTGCTTTAAGATCATTTATTGAAGAATTTGAGAAGCATTGTTCTTTCATTATGACTTGCAATTATGCTAATAGAATTATATCTCCTCTTCATTCTCGTTGTCAAGTGGTTGAGTTTAAGATAAATAAAGAAGAGAAAGTTCAAGTAGGTGCACAATTCGGTAAACGTCTTTATTCTATATTAGAAAAAGAAAACGTTGAATACGATAAGAAAGTTGTTGCTGAAATTTTGTTTAAGCATTTTCCAGATTATCGCCGTATTATTAATGAACTTCAAAAATATTCTTCTTATGGTAAAATAGATTCAGGAATTCTTTCTCAGGTATCTGAGATTAATTTAAAAGAATTGATGAATTCTATGAGAGATAAAAAATTTAATGATGTTAGAAAATGGGTTGCTGAAAATATAGATAGTGATTCTCATAAAATTTATCGTAAGCTGTATGATGCTGCTTCTGAATATGTTGAAACAGCATCTATTCCTCAACTAGTATTAATACTGGCCGATTATCAATATAAATCAGCATTTGCTCCTGATCAGGAATTAAATCTGGTCGCTTCTCTTGTAGAGATTATGGTAGAGTGCCAGTTCAAAGGTTAAATGAAAAAAACATTAATAGCCTTGTCATGTTTTTTGATGACAACTACAGGTTATGCACATGATAATGAAACAAAAGGATCTTATGGTTTGTATGAATATCCTTCGCCAGAAACAGGAATGTTTTTCTACACCTGTACATCAGGAATAGCGACTATTCCAGGTATGGTTGAAAAAATAGGTCCAATAGAAAATGCGATAAGAATATGCTCTTGTATATTAGATAAATTTCGTAGTACATATACGCATGAACAAATGACACAATTAAACAATACGGAATGGTTGAAAGGAGAATCGCAGAGATTTGGATATGAATGCTATGTAGAATTCTTTGATAAAGAATCTAAAACTGCTCCGATGATACCTTTAAAATTAAATGAAACAATTTAAAATTATATTATGAATAAACTTACACCTTTTGATTTTATAAAAGATATTTCTCATGTAAAAGAAAATATCATGAGAGATGATGTTGATAATGAAATTGAAAAACAATATAATGCATTTATTGTAAACAGAGGTTTTTCATATTTCATGGATACGGTCGTATATGCCAATGAAATGAATGTCAGACCTGGCGTGGATTCAAAACTTCAATTTGATTTTTTGATAAATACAGTTAGGCAGAAGAAACGTTATTCTAAATGGCATAAAGCAGAACAGAGTGATGACATTCAAATTCTTAAAGACTATTATGGATATAATATCCATAGAGCAAAAGAAGTTTTGCCATTACACTCTAAAGAACAATTGCAGTTCATTAGAGAAAAACTTGACAAAGGTGGTTTGAAAGGAGAATAAATGACCTATGAGATAGATAATATGGTTGAGGTCAGTCTTAAAGAAAAGGATGATTTTCTTAAAGTTAAAGAAACACTCACTAGAATTGGTGTGGCAAGTAGAAAAGAAAAAACACTTTATCAATCTTGTCACATTTTACATAAACAACAAAAATATTATATTGTTCACTTTAAAGAACTTTTTGCATTAGACGGTAAACCTTTTAATTTTGGTGATGTGGATAAAGCGAGAAGAAATACCATAGCTAATTTATTATCGGAATGGGAATTATTGACATTGATCGATCCATTAAAAACGGAAGAACCTATTCTTCCGTTGAATCAATTGAAAATTATTTCTTTTGGAGAAAAAAATGAATGGACTCTCACCCCTAAATATAATATTGGCAAGAAAAAGTGAAAAATCAAATGATTTTTTTATTTTGAGTGATACACATATAAACACAATTTTTAAATATGAATAAAAGAGAATAAAAATGGTTTATGAAGTAAAGGAGTTAGGAGTTTTTAAGTTACACGATACTGTAAAAATACCAGAATATGCGACAGAATCATCTGCATGTTTTGATTTGTGTGCATATTTGACCAATGGAATTGTTATAGATTTTTTTGAACCAAATAATAAAAAAAATGAATTAGTTGTTACTGACAGCAGATTAGTCATGATACCCAACTATAGGTATATGATTCCTACAGGTTTGATTTTTGATATTCCACATGGTTATCATATAAAAGTTCATCCAAGATCAGGTCAATCAATTAAACAAGGATTGATTACAGTAAATAATACTGGTATAATTGATGAAGACTATGTGGAAGAGTGCAAATGTCTAATGGTGAATACAAGTGGTATAAATATAAGTATAAAGAACGGAGAGAGAATTGCACAGGCAGAAGTTTGCAAGGTCGAACCAATTTGTATAAATATTACTGAGGAAAGACCGACACAGAAAACAAATAGAGATGGCGGTTTCGGATCAACGGGTCAATAAATGAAAACATTTATAGAGAAAAGAAAAGAACTACAGGAAAAAGGTATTTCAAGAGTTTCGAAACATATATCAGAACATGATTATGGTTTTTTAACTTCATTTAGAGGCTATAGAGATTGCGGAAAAGGAACTAAATATACAACAAAAGAAAATTTACAGCGCAATAAATCACTATTGG